CACGCCGGTATTGATGATCGCTGCAAGTTGGTGGTAGTTTTTAACAGGGACCCAGGCGGTAGCGGCCGAGCCGACGCCCTGACTGATGGGGGCGATGTTGGCTACCATCACCAAGGATTCTGATATTTTTTGATTCGGAAACATGCTTTACTCCTGAAATAAATAATTTCGGTTTTCGTAGAGACGCAATAGCTTGCGTCTCTACATCGATTAACGGGCTTCGAGCTGGATGAACGCAGACAGGGTTTTGCTGCCTTTCGCCTGCGTGACCGGCGCTGCAATTTTGGGTTGGGCGTCAACGCGGAAAGTGGCTCTGAACGCAGTGGCATCGGCATCGAAAGCAATATGAAGCGAGCTTGCGGTCTGGATGCCGCCCGCTTTGGTGATTGAGCGAATATAGCTTGGATCGATAAGCGAAATATCCCCTTGCGATGAAAATGCCGGTGAATGTTGGCTGACCATAATCGGCCTGCCCATCAGGGTGCCGTAGGGATTGCCCTGAATGCCCTGATTGACCGGCAGGTAAATTGGATAATTACCAAGTGTCAAACCGAATAGCGAAGGCAAAGCATCCGGCGTGATCAGCCATTGAGAGCGGGGGAAACAACCGGGTATCAAGCGCGCTATCATGTTGAGAATGTTGGCTGTTGAAACCGTGCTGGCTGACTGGTTACCGTCCTTGGCTTGCATGACTGACGCGGCGCTTGAGAAACAACCCAATGGTTGACCGTTACCGGTGCCGAACAATAGCGATTCATTAGTTTTCCAGCGAATGGAATCTGCAAATTTGCGGGGCAGGTACGTATTCATTGCGTTAATGTCGTCTATCATTTCATCTGATAGATACACTAAAGCCATCAGTTTTTGCAGGCGCAAAATCGAGGTGCCAAATTTCGGCTTGGTGGCTGTGGCTGCGGTAGCTTCCGCCTGCCAATAGGCGCGGACGCCATCAGTACCCCATGGAGTAGTCTCGTCTTTAGGGAAAACCATGGAATTGCCGCTGATTTCGATGTTGTCGGTCAACGGTAACAGGGAATCTTCAGTCAGTGATAAGCTAAATATTTCTCTGCTAAATTCAGGGGGGGCTAAAAATCCACCGTCAGTGCCGGTTGATTCCCCGCCAAAAGTACTAGGGGCCGCTGCCACTAGTGACAGGCGTTCATCCATGGCATTACGACCGGCTGAAGACACTTTCACAACATGTAAGAACTCACCAAAGCTTTTAAAGCCCCGCTTTTCGTCCTTTTCCCGGTTGTCGCCCATGTCGATGACGCTGCTACCCGCGCTGAAACCAAGACTGGCTTCCTCTGCGAGCAATTCATTTTCACGATCGATGGCCGTGTTGATGGCGGTTATCTGATCGCGCAACGCTTCAAATTGGGTGCTTTCTTCGGCGGAAATATCGCGCGTTTCGCTTTCTGCCAAATCGGTCAACGCGCGGGCGGATGCGACCAAACCGGCTTTCTTTGCCTGGAGATCGCGCAATTTTTTACTGGTACGCATAAGTTTACTCACTTTAAATGGGCCCTTAAGGGCATAAAAAAGCCCGCGTTAGCGGGCAGGTGGGAAGTCATCTTCATCTTTAATTGCGTTTTTCTGATCTTCGTACATCAAAATTCTACCGATACCATGGAGCATCCAGATGACGGTGCCGCAAATCAATGCCGTAAAAATAACGGTTACTACAATCATAATTTTTCCTTTACTTCGTCATCCAATAATTTTTTTTCTATGCGGCGCTCAACTAAAAATAGGAATCGGGTGGCCATGTGTCCGCCGATACCCGCTGAAGCTGCACTTAGCCCCATAGGTTGGTTAAGCGAATCGATAAACATAAACAGACCGACGCCTACAAAGCCGCTGGTGAAAAGTTCCCCAAACAATTCAAAAATGCTGAATTGTCCGGCGATAAATTTTTTACTTTGCCCAAACCAGTTGATCAAACCACCGGATAGCGCCATGGTTAGCGCAATGATCCAGGTAATGGCCGGCCATGTGGTGGGGTCGTTTTGCATAAATATTAATTTTTGTTTTGTAGAGACGCAATATTTTGCGTCTCTACGGCGTCTCTACATCAACGCCAAATCGCGCCGTGCGCTGGCGAGTTTCGAGCGGCTGGGTTTCGCTGACCGGATCATATTTTCTAGCAGGGCATCGAAGGTGATGACGCCATCAATCATATTTTCAGCCTGCGCCGCTTCAGCGCCCAACATGCGGCCCTGGCCCATGCCTTTTTGTACGGTTGCGGCGTTAACACCGCGACCACGGGCGACGGCGGCTATAAATAGCGTGTAATACTCGTTTATACGCATTTCATAAGCGGTTTTGGCTTCTTCCGAGAGCGGTTCAAACGGGTTGCCCTCGGTTTTGTATTTTCCGGCGCTGATTAAGGTCGTTTCAATGCCGTCTTTTTCCAGCATCTTGCCCAGGTAGCGGTGCGCGCCATAAACGCCTATGCTGCCCGCTTCGCCGCCCGGTGTGCAGTATAATTCGCTGCATTGGGAGCCTAGCCAATACGTGGCGCTGGCCGCCATGCTGTTGACGATGCCAATGATAGGTTTTTGCGCCCTGGCCTGGTAGATTACGTCGGCGGCTTCGGAGGTGCCGAAAACGCTGCCGCCGGGTCCGTCTAAATCGAGCAAAATTTGTGCCACGCTTGAATTATTGGCCGCCGCTTTGACCGCGTTGGCGATTGAGGCGGTGGAGGTGCCGCCAGGGCCGCTGATATTTTGCGGGGGTCTTTGGGTCAGTACGCCGTAAACAGGAATAACGGCGATAGCGCCGGATTTTTGTCCTTGCGTTTGCCTGGCTGCCCGGATTTGTTTGTCGTCGTCGATTTTTTCCTGGATTTCAGCCGATACCGGGGCGTCAATTGCCCAGCGGGTCAAGACATCGGCCATTAATGCCAGGTAATCAGGCGTTAGCGCCCAGGGCGTTGAGGCAAATTGGGCTAATAACAACTGGCGTTTCATGGTTTTTCCTTTTCTTAAAAGACCCAAATGACCCATTACCAAGGCCGGTAAAGTTGGGCGCAAAAATAACAGCCTGGAAGGTGGAAGAAGTGCGGGCCTACCTTGAATCATTCGGAGGTGTGCAATAACTTCCCGTTTTTTGGTTCGTTTTCGTTTTCGTTTTTGGGTTCGGCGGGTTCGTTTTCGTCTTCCAGATCTTCAGCATCGGACTCTTCAACCATGTTGAGCGGCCGTAAAGGCTCGTCCAGGCCGTCCAGTGGGTCCATGTTTTCGGCTTCCCTGGCTTCATTACGACTCATCCAGCCAGTTAGTATTGAGCTTTGGTAAAAAGCCGCGCGGGACTTGGAGTCGCCCCGCAGCAGACGGGCAAAATCGAATTCAAGGAATAAATCGCCGTCTTCTTCCGGCAACAATTCCGCTTCGATGGACGCCTCCCAGCGTTCCGCCCAAGGGGCCATGGTGTAGGTGACGAATTCCAGCCCTTGAAATTCAATATTATTGTTCGTTGATCTTTCGAGGTGGCCAATGCGATGCGGGGGCACGCGAAACAGGCGTGCAATGTCTTCAACGCTGAATTTTCGGCTTTCAAGGAATTGCGCATCGGTGTTGTTAATGCCTATTTCGTGGTATTGCATGCCCTGATCGAGTACGGCAGTTTTGCCGCGATTGCCACCGGCTTGCATTTCCTGCCAGGTTTCACGAAATATTTTACGGGCTTCGCGGTCTTTGAACGAGCCGGGGAATTCTATCCAGCCACCGGCGGGCTTGGCGTCGTTGGCAAAGAACTTGCCACCGTAGTTTTGCGCCGATATGGCCATGCCAACGGCATCACGCGCCAGTTCTATCGGGCTGTAACCCCGATAAATGTCAGGTGAAAGGCCTTTCAGGTGCCAGATTTCGCCACGGGCAAAAATATCTTCGGTGCCGTCGCGGTTTTTGACTTTGTAGTTGTAATCGCCTTTGGCGTCAATCTGTATGCTGATGGCATCCGGATTAATCGGCAATAATTCGGTTATTTGGCCGCGAAAATTCGCGATGACGCGGTTATAAGCGTTACCCCTTAGTGCAAGGTGCCCTTGCATCATTTCGCGCCATTCAAAGGCGTTTTGGTAACGATTTGGGCGTTTGGCCAGTAAATTATAGAGCCAATGGTTGGTAATTTGCTTTTTTTTGCGGCCATTGCGCTGGTAAAGCACCGGCGGCAAGATCGCAAACGACTCAGACAGCACGGCGACACAGGCAAAAACGGCGGTAACACGCATCGCGGTGTCGGCGGTGACGCGAACGCCTGACAAACTATTGACGCCAACGGGCTCAAACCACCAATCTGACCAGGGCGAGCGATCTTCGGAGGCGCTAAATCCTGTTAAAAACATTAATTTACCGATTCCGTAGTCTGATGGCGATGGCTAGCGTGATCATATTCAGCGCGATGAGAACCCCGCCGCTGATGATCAAGCCTAAATCAATGCCGTACAACCGAATAGAGCCGGTCAGGATGAGCACCAGGCCGAGCAGATTGGTAAGGTTGTAGGCGAGTAGATTCAATTCAGCACACTAAAAGTTCGTAGTCGGAGCCGATAACAATGGTGGGGTTTATAGTCATCGCTCTAGCCAACGCCATCAGCAATGCCGAAGCGCCGTCGATTTTGCTGTCGTTATCTGCTTTATCCGGCATTTTGTTACCCCCTTTGTACTCGTGAACAATAACATTTCCTATGCACCACGCCATCACCGGGTTGCCATCATGGTGAATACGCCCGGAATCTATCGCAGCTTCTAGTTCGTTAATGGGCAACGTATAAGTCGATCCGTGCTGTGGCATCGATACCGGTAGCAATCCCGAATCGGCCAATTCATGTGATATTTGTATAGCGCCATGCGGATCGTGCGGAACTTCTTCGATGGAAAACTGATGGCTGTCTTCGATTACGTCATCTCGTATCATGCCGAAATCCATTTCGTTGCCCGTACAGATCTGGATATAGCCGTCATTTAGCCATTGGCTGTACAAGGTGGCCAGAGTTTCATTATCCTGCAAAGTGATGGTTTCCTCCGGCAGATAAAACCGAGTGAACACATAGTAATGAATCAGGCCCTCGATGCTTTTCTTAAAAACTATTACCTTGGCGCTCAGGTCGCGTTTTTTTGCCAAGTCCAGGCCAATCCAGCAGGTTTCACCGAGAAAATCGTTGATGTTTAGGTTAAGATCGTGGCATTGTTGCCAGTTTAATGCGTTGAAATAGGC